CTTTGACTCAGGGGATGGTTGGGTCCAGAAGATTGGCAATCTTCTGGAAAGCGGACCTGGAGAACCCCCTTCCATGGGGCGCCAAGTGCACAAACCCACATTGTTAGTGGATGAGGCATTATGGCACCCTTTAGGAAAGGACCCCAGGCTCCGGGTGTCTCACGACAGGCCGGAAGAGCCCTCCGCTCCCTTCCTTCCTGACCCTCAGGATCGGATTGGGGCCGGGTTTAACCAGCCTTAGTAGCACCAGGAAGCTTGGAGCCCTTGAGGGGTTATCCAGAGCTAGCCGGGGAACTAGCTAAGGGGGTACTCGTACCGCCTTGTCCAGATCCGTAAGGATCAGAACCCCGTGTCCTTATCCACCTTTCTGGCCAACACCCCTTAGCCTTCGCTGGGGAGGCTCGGGGAAGGGCCCATAGACCTTTGACTCAGGGGATTTGGAGTCAAAGATCGCTGGGTCACCTTCCTCAAGTCACTCTCCTTTAGAGGCGTAGAGGGTTAGGCCTTTTAGGTGGTTAAGGATATGGGGCCGGAGGCCGGCGGAGACCCTATGGAGCACTTCGTACTTACGTTCGGAGTACACTCGATCATCAAGGGGAAGGGCGAGGGACTGGACAAAAGGCCAGATACCATCGCCCCCCTCCCCAGTGTCGAACCACAGGGCCTCCTTGCCTGCACGGAGGTATGCCTCCTCAACCTGGCCATGAATGGCAAGGTGGGGGAGTGCAGTAATCGCCGGCTCCGACGCTGGGCAGTCTGGAAGGGAGGTAAGGTAGCAGACCAGGGCGATCGCGAGATCCCCAAGGGCTTCACCCTTACCATCCTCCATCCCATCTGCATACATTGTTAGGCATGCGGTCCGGAGAATGTGGTCACCCACTTCCTCCTTAACGCGAAACCCTTCCGGGACCAGAACGCCATCCCGGCCGACAACAGTAATGAAGTCAGCCGGCGCAACGCGGCCCTGGAGGGTTGCCGTACCGATGTAGCAGAGATTCGAAAGCCTCTTAATGTTTCGGCGGAAACGCCGAGGCATCTTAAGGCTTTCGTAAAGGGATTCGACTGCCCCAGGGATTCCACCGACATACCGGTAACCCTTTTCAACTTCTCCTCGGAGACCTGCTACCAGGAGCGGATAAAGCTCTAGGTTTCGGGAAACTGAGGATACGGAGAAAGGGGTGACCTCCTCTCCCTGAATAAAGACCCTTTTAGCAAACTCAAACATGTCGCAAGACACGTGAGTTTTACTATCGGAGGCCTCGATTCCGAGTTTGGTGATACGCCGGCGGTAAGCTTCCCCAAGTTCCTTATTGCCGAGAATAATATCGTCTCCTAGGAGACAATACTCGGCCGTGGACCATTTCTGGCCCACTTCCTCGCAGCACTGGAACACCACAAAGTGGTGCGCCAGTGCAAACGAGGCTCAGGAACTGTAGGCCCCCATTGGGTTCCCTACTGAGTAGGAAACCATCCCCCCAAAGGGAGAATGAAATGGGTGCCCTACCATGATGTGCCGCCAATTGGCGACCCACCATGTGGGGAAGCGACCTTCCAGGACCTTACAGATTAGGTCGATCGGAAAACGATCGGTCGCAGCTGTTAGGTCCACCGAGTAAAAGGTTGGGTTTTCCCAACTAGATACCCGGCGGCGGAAGGCCCCCTGGTCGAAGGTGCAATCCTGGGGAATCCTTCTAAGTACCCGGAATAGGTAGGAGTGGACCGGTTTCAGAACGGCCTGGCTAAAATAATCCAGGATCGCAATGACCCGTGTCTTTCCTTCCTTATCCGGGATACCCGAAAGTTTCCTAATCTTTCCCACCTCAGTCGGTAGAACCGGCTTAAGGATAGGGAGAGCCTCCAGGAGAGTGTCGATGGTAGAAGAGAACTTCGGTCCCCCAACCGCTTTGAGGGAGCTTACAAGCCCCCCCGTAAGTGAGTTGAGGTCCCGAAGGCATGTCCAAAGGGCATGCCCATTTGGACCTGACTTTGTAGTCAGGTGCCACTTCTTCCATCAGACCCGGCGGGCTGCCACCTCCTTGGAATGGTCAGAACTTGTCCTGTACCCAAGCCTTGCCCAGAACCTTAGGACCTGCCCCCCAATTCCCTCCGCAGGGTCGCCATCACAGCGGCTTTCAGAGGTAATGGGGTCTAGGTTAATACTAAGGGGAAGGGTAAGGGACCTTGTACTAGTGACTGCTGTAAGAACATCTCGGATAATTCCGAGGTCTTTGGTCAGGAGCTTTCGTGCAAGGGCGGGCCCAAGGACGGGACTGACCCTCCGTAGGAAGGGTCGCCTTCGAGCGAAATCTGGGTCGTCAGAGAGGACCTTATAGAACCAGGTGCGGAACTCCTTAACATAGGAGATGACGCCCTTCGTTCCTCTGGTCCTCTCGATTTCCTGGATTTTTGCGAAGAAGGGGGAGAGCTCCCCAGGTTGGACCCGCGAGCCATCGTTATTAACGACAGCTTTAAGGGCCCACTTTACTAGAACCTCAAGGAGGCCGCTGTGAAGCAGCCTTTTGAACCACGGGGTATGCTTGTAACGAGAGTTGCGAGTATGCTTACGTGTTCGTGGTCGAGTCCTTTTATCGATCATGAGGTAAAGTAAAAGAAAGAGGAGAGACCAGTGATGGTCCCCGCTTTCACCTGGGGGGAGTCGGTGGAATCCCACAAACTCCCGTCCCTTTCGATTGCCAGTCGAAAGGCGGGTTTTAATGTCACGGTGCGATGGTTAAGGACTGGTAAGTTCCTTAACCAGGATCTTCTTTAGCCACTCCGAAGTATCGGAGAGTTCCCTCTATTTCACGCTCCCCCAAACAATCAGTTTGGTCCTTACGGCCCTGCTATGCAGGGTACAAAGGTTTAGGGGGTGAGAATAGGTGGGGAACTTGGCCATGAGAAAGATCCCGGCCTCGCACCGTGCCAGGGTCCCTGACCCTGGACTCCAGCTAATAAGCCTCCCTATTACTAGGGAGGCCGGCCTGCTGGAGTGCGGTCCCCCGTTTCTGG